TCAAGGCGGTGCCTGAACCAGTCATTGATGACGCAGCACCAACCCGCGCAGAGCTAGAGGCCAAGGCCAATGAGTTGAGCATCCGTTTTGACGGTAGGACAAGAGACAAAAAACTGGGACAATTGATTCAAGACAGATTGACCGAACCGACTACGGGAGAATGAAATGGGATGGACTAAGCGCCAATTCGTCACGCAAGCCTTTGAGGAAATTGGCCTTGCCTCCTACGTTTTTGACTTGACCCCAGAGCAATTGCAATCCGCACTGCGAAGGCTGGACACTATGCTTGCAGCATGGAACGCGCTAGGCATACGCTTGGGCTACCCTCTGCCATCAAGCCCACAGGACAGCGACTTAGACGAGCAGACCAACGTGCCCGACAGTTCAACTGAGGCTATTTACACAAACTTAGCCATCAAGCTGGCACCCAGCTACGGCAAGCAGGTTATGCCGGACACCAAAACAACGGCCAAAGAGTCTTACAACACTTTGCTGTCTCTAGCCGCTATGCCATATGAGCAACAAATGCCTGGCACAATGCCAGCAGGCGCAGGCAATAAACCGTGGCGCGTTTATGACAACCCATTTCTTCGCCAGCCAGTTGACCCACTTCTTGCAGGTCAAGACGGCTCAATTGAATTATATTAAGGTTTAAATCATGCCAACCATCAACCAACTCGCAAGCCTTAGCCAGGTCTCTGGTGGCGACCAGCTCCCAATTTACGTGCCAAACAATGGCGATGCTCGCAAGGTATCTGTCAGCCAATTGCTGGCCTACTTTCAAACCGTATTTGCAGCACCGACCGTTTCAACCACCCTGTACACGCCAGGCGCTGGATTTAACATCACTGTTCCGACGCCAGTTAGCCAGCAACAGTGGATGCTATTGCAACCCGCTGGCACCTTGGCCACCGGGACAATTACCTTGCCACTCAACACCCAGACCCCAGACGGCACCGAAGTGCTGGTCACAACTACGCAACAGATTACAGCTTTCACGCTGGCGATCAACGGCGCGTCAGCATCTTATGGTGTGCCCACAACTCTGGCAGCACAGGACAACTTCCGGGTGCGTTTTGTGCAGTCGCTAAACAGTTGGTATCGGATTGCCTAAGCATGGCCACCAAAGACACACGGCTTGCACGCGCTGGCGTTGAGGGCTTTAACAAGCCAAAGCGCACGCCTTCGCACGCTACCAAGTCGCATGTCGTAGTCGCAAAGTCCGGAGATCAAATCAAAACCATCCGCTTTGGTCAGCAAGGCGTCTCAGGCTCGCCAAAAACAGACAGCGAATCCAAAGCCGACCAAGCCCGGCGGGAATCATTCAAAGCCCGTCACGCCGACAACATTGCCAAGGGCAAAATGAGCGCAGCGTATTGGTCCAACCGCGTGAAGTGGAACTAAGCTATGCAAATCCCTATTCTTAACGGAATCTTTGCCGATAGCAGCCCAGACCTGCGCACGTCTTACCCCGTGAACTTAGTTCCTGTCCCGAAAGACTCAGGCATCAGCAAGGGCTTTTTGCGCCCTGGAGACGGCATCGTGGCAAACGGATCTGGCCCAGGCATTGACCGTGGCGGCATCAACTGGCGCAATGAGTGTTATCGGGTAATGGGCACTAAGTTGGTGTCTATTGACCGTGATGGGGTTGTCACGACACTAGGCGACGTAGGCGGCCCGACTACCGAAATGGTCACAATGGACTACGGCTTCGGTCGTCTTGCAATTGCTTCTGGTGGGCGGCTTTACTACTGGGACGAATCATCTTTGGTCCAAGTAACAGACCCCGATCTTGGTCTGGTGCTGGATGTCGTCTGGGCAGATGGGTACTACATGACCACAGACGGCAGCTCGCTTGTGGTTACAGAGTTGTCCGACCCCACGCAGATAAATCCTTTAAAGTACGGCAGCTCAGAGGTTGACCCTGACCCAATCGTTGCCCTGCTCAAGCTGAGGAATGAAATCTACGCGCTAAACCGCAACACGATTGAGGTATTTGATAACGTGGGCGGCGAGTTTTTTCCATTCCAACGAATTGAAGGTGCTCAAATACAAAAGGGCGTAATCGGAACGTTTGGCTGCTGTGTATTTGTCAATGGCATTGCTTTCTTGGGCAGCGGTAGAAACGAAGCGCCTGGCATTTACATTGGCGTTAACGCAACATCTCAAAAACTCAGCACGCAAGAGATTGATCAAATACTGCTTGGTTATACAGAGGCTCAGCTCGTTACCGTCAAGCTCGAAGCTCGAAACGATAAAAATCATAATCACTTATATATTCATTTACCGGACCGGACCATTGTCTATGACGCTACCGCATCGCAGGCATTGCAAACGCCCGTATGGTTTACCCTAACAACTAGCACAATTGGTTTTGAACAATACCGCGCAAAAAACATGGTATGGGCTTACGACAAGTGGCTTGTAGGTGACACGCAGTCAAACGCAATAGGCTATCTAGTCGACAACATTAGCAGCCACTGGGAGCAGATTGTCCGCTGGGAGTTTGGCACGCTCATTGTGTACAACGAGGGCAACGGCGCAATCTTTAACGAGATGGAGCTTGTAAGTTTAACCGGCAGCGTAGCGATTGGGGTTAACCCAATCATTTCGACCAGCTACAGCACAGACGGCCAGTCTTGGAGCCAAGACCGAGGCATCCGCGTAGGCACAACCGGCAACAGCCGAAAGCGCCTGGCATGGTTTCAGCAGGGCCATATGCGCAACTGGCGGATCCAGCGTTTCCGTGGCGACACGCAAGCGCACCTTTCATTCATCCGTCTTGAAGCTCAAATTGAGCCACTGGCCTATTAATGGCAACACAAAAGATAAATCTCACCCGCGACCAGCTTGCCACGTTCCTGAAAAATCAGGAGCAGATCAAGCAGTTCGAAAAGCTGTTTGAAATTGTTGATGAGGTAGCACCATCCAGCGACACGACAGGGATTAGCATCCAAGCAGGTACAGCGCAGGCAACGGCCGAAGACGCACTGGCGCAGATAATAGGCTTATCCAGAGAGTTGGCGTTGGCTCCGGTTAACACGCTTGGGACGGTCACCAGTGTGGCGGCGCTTACATTGGGCACCACAGGTACTGATTTAAGTTCTGCGGTCAACAACAGCACAACGACCCCTGTCATTACTTTGCAAGTGCCGACGGCTTCCGCTGTAAACCGAGGCGCTTTAAGTGCGGCAGACTGGTCTACTTTTAACAACAAGCAGCCTGCGTTGTCATCAATGTATGTTGACCAAGCGTTTACTTCTCAAACGTCAATTACAGTAACCCACAGCTTTGGGAAATATCCCGTTGTTAACGCTATAGACAACACGGGCTCGGTAGTGGTCCCATTGACTATTATTCACGCGTCCGTTAACGCTTTTACTGTAACATTTTCGGTTGCAACAACTGGCAACATTATTGCGGTAATTGGGTTTTAAATTTAGGAGAATCAAATGGCAGTAACATTAAAACCCCTCATCGGCTCAAAGCAAATGGAGGCCGGGCAAACAACTCAATACACAGTTGTGAATGCCACAGCTATCATTGACAAGTTCACGGCAACAAACACGACGGCGAGCAATGCTCTTATCAGCGTAAACTTGGTCAGCAGCGGCGGTACAGCGGGCGCAGACAACCTGATTGTTGACAGCCGAGCCATTGCCCCAGATGAAACCTACACCTTCCCGGAGTTAGTAGGGCAAGTCTTGGCTACCGGCGGATTTATCAGTACCACCGGTACAGCCACCGCGTTAACCATCCGCGCCTCTGGCCGCGAAGTAACTTAAAGGACCTGCCCGATGAAAGACTTTATGATGATTCCGAAAGGCTTTACCGGCCTGCCGATGGATGAGGCATTCATCACCAACGCAGAGAACAAGAAGAACTACGTCATTGCGGTGGAGGATTGGAACTACGGCCCCGAGGTGCCCACCAACGAGCCAGGCGCAAATAAAGAGTTTTACGCAGGTCTGGCAGAGGCTATGCAATCCGATGAAAAGGAGGCGCGGCGCAAGCACTGCTCCAATTGCGGCTACTATGACAACAGCCTGATGGCACAGGTTCGCATCGAGCGCATCCCCCTTGCTGCCTACGACAAGGGCGCAGGCTTTCGTGGCCACTGCGAAAAGCTGGACTTTATCTGTAACGACATGCGGGTTTGCCAAGCATGGGAAGACCGAGAGTATGAAGATTGACCAAATGCTGAAATGTGCGACAATAAAGGCGCTGAGTCATCAGAGCCGCCAGCAACTCTTTCCGACTACGGAGAAAACATGTTGAACGCTGCCATCACTGAAGGAATCACAGCAGCGCACTTGCAAGAGGTTTACGCTGATTCCTACATCACAAAAGTGGGTCACGACCAACGTCCAGCCGCGCCTATTGACCATCCGAGCGTTACATATTTAACTGCAACCGTAGGCGGTCACTTTGTTGGCGCATTTATGGCCATTCGTTTCTCAAGCATTGAGTTGGAGCTACATTCGCTTTTGCACAAAGCTGCCATTAAGCACTCTCGCGCTCTTGGTCGCGCTTTCCTAGCATGGGCATTTGCCCAACCTATTTTGCGCGTGACCGCTTACATTATTGAAGGCTTAGAGTCGGCAAAGAATTACTGCATAAAACTTGGTATGAAGCACGAAGGCACACGCCGACGCGCTTGTGTGCAGGGCGGCATTATTAAAGACGTTTATGTGCTGGGCATGACTCGGCAAGACTGGAGCACATTATGAGTTTTATTGGAGACGTAATTGGTGACGTAGTTGGAGGTATCACCGGCGCAAAGCAAGCAGGCAAGGCCGCTGAACGCGCTGGCCAAACTCAAGCCGCAGCTGCCCAAGCTGGTATAGACGAGCAGCGCAGACAGTTTGACGCATTAGTTGAACTTATGGCACCTTATGTCACCGCAGGGCAAGGTGCTCTAGGTGGCCAGCAGGCTTTAATCGGATTACAGGGGCCAGAG